TAGTATTACCCGCCACCTTGGATCACGGACCCATGGAGTCCGTTGTTGTGTTTTTGTTATTTTAAGAATGTCGTGCAAGAATTGGTGTTTTACGTGGAATAATCCAGATTTGGGTTATGAAGCATTGTTGGAATTGTTGTCTAGTAAGAGTAGTTATTGTATTTTTCAGAAGGAACAGGGAGCCAATGGTACCGTCCATTTTCAAGGCTTTGTACAGTTCACGTCTAAGCAGAGACTCTCGTCTCTTAAGAAGGTTCTCCAGTCAGCACATTGGGAGCGTACTAAGGGAACCGCAGAAGAAAACAGGGATTACTGTAGCAAAGCTGATTCTCGTGTTGACGGTCCTTGGAGTAGTGGTCGCATTGTTGTTAAGGGCCAGCGTAGGGATATTGAGGAGTTTAGAGATGCAGTGTTAGAAGGTAGTTGTAATTTAGATTTAGTTATGTCTTTTCCAGGTCAGGTAGCTCGTTTTCCTAAGTTTATCGATTTTGTTAGAAGTGCGCAAAGTGTGCGACGAGTTGAGAAGCCGGTTGTTGAATGTTTCTATGGTCCCAGCGGTAGTGGGAAGACCAGAAGAGCCATGGCAGTATCGGGCTTCGACAGTACATTCGTGGTCTCCAGACCCGATTCCGGCCGACCTTTATGGTGGGATGGATTTGACCCCCGAATTCATATTACCGTGGTGTTAGATGATTTTTACGGGTGGATTCCTTGGAGTTTTTTGTTGCAGTTAATTGATCGATACCCTTTTCAGGTAGAGAAAAAAGGAGGAAAAATTGAATTCAATTGTAAGAATGTGATTTTTACATCTAATCAGCATCCATCGAAATGGTATAAAAGTGTACCGAACGATGACCTGACGCCTTTATTGAGGAGGATTGATAATATTGTATTAATGGAATAAATGTTGTTGTGTTGTTTTGTTTTTTAAGATTTGCAATGCCCAACTATTGTAAGCATTGTACTAAGTACAAGGGATATCGTCCTCATAAGCATTATGTGCACTCTGGATATTCCGGTCGTCGAGTTGCAGTTATGCAAAGATTTAGGCACCATGCTCATGGTCCGAGTAAGCCTTTTTATTTTGGTAGGAAGTATGTGAAGAAACGGCGCTAGCCGTGACGTCGTAGGCGTCTTAGGGATGAACGCGGGACGCGTGGCACGGCGCAGCCGTTTAGGGTTAACTCTTTTAATTCTGTGACTTTGGGGATATATGGTTTGGCGCCGCAGGCTCTGCTGTTGAAATAAACTTTATTATGCATTTTCTTGTTGTCGAGGTCTAGCCATTAGTGTAGAAGTAGGTTCAGGTTTCATCATAAATCTCTTAGTGTATGTATAAGTTACACCGTGTATTTTCGAAGCTGTCGCGATTCCGGAGGATTCACCGAAAGCTGGCATTATTGTCCCTAGTGGTCCTGCTTTGCTTGGATCAATTCCTAATGGAGCTTCCTTTATCAAGTAGCATCTGGAGAGTCCAGCGACGCATACGTTGCCTCTTAGTTGTTCTAAGTGGATTCTTCCTTTATGTGGGAATTTTTTTTCGAATGACATTACTTGTCCGACTGATGTTGCTGATCCGGCTGTTGGTTTAGGATCGAGTACGTGTTCTACTGCGTTTAAGCATTTCCAGTAGGTTCCCATGAATGGTACACTCATTGGGGAGAAACCTAGTGAAGTTATCGTAGCAGTTGGTCCAGCAGTTGTAAAACCTGTGCTTTGGTTCCATATAGGACCATTTGTGTTTACTAAGAAGTCGTAAACCTTTTTGCAGATTCCCCCACTTGATGTCCGTATAGCCGGAAGGGATGCTGCCGAAAGCGTTCCACACGATTTGTCACGTTTCTTCGAGTGTTTTTTGGCTCTAAAAACAGACTTTATATGGCCGCCGCCGTACCCACCAACGCTAGGACCAGCATTAGTGTCTCTCTCGTCGTTTCCGTAGTGTCCTGAGTGTTTCCAAATCCTGTTGTGCATTTCGTCGTAGGTACGCTTTGCTGCGTAATTTCCTGCAACTGCAGCAAGAGTTCCATAAACCATTTTTGATCTTTACGAGTAGGAAATATCACTGTGACTAGATGCGTATTTATACCATTTTTGTGCCAGAAAGTGCTCCAAGGGGCGGTAC